TCGTAAAATACAAGTAACTACCTGCCGAAACAGGTGCACAATTTGTGTCATTTTCAAACTCCGTTGATGGTACGATTGATATTGTTTTAGGTGTTAAAATTCCTGTGGTCTCAATAGTAAATTGAGTGCTATCACTAAACAAAGTTAATGATTCATTAAATGGAATTGCGTGTTTTAATATAGAAACTTTAGTGTGACTTACAGAAACATCTATAGGAGCATCATCTAATACAGCAGTTACTGTTGTTGCAAAGAAATTAAAAAATTCTGATGCCTGACTAAATATAACATTTTCATCAGATAAAAAACCTAACCTATTTTTGTAAAAGAATATATTATTTATTTTTCTACCAACAAAAGAAGGATTGGGATTTCTTGCTAAATCTCCAGCATCTCTGTCTGCATATGTTTGCTGTTGAAAAGCAAAAGAACCTGAAGTTAAAACTAATGCGTGTGGCATTGTAGCTTTATCTATTTTGTATTGTTCTCCTGGTTTTGCTGTTTCCTCATAAGTATTTGCACTTAATGCCTTTACAAAGTAATTATCAAAACTGTTCTCTTGGTCACCAATTATTTCATGCACATCCCCTAAAGAAGCACTTGTAGGTAAATCTGCAAATTCTTGAACACTACTACTTACCGAGCCTGCTACTGTAGCAGAATCCATAGCAACTGTTTTAGTTTTATTAACGATAAAAGTATAATCAGCTACTGTTACAAAAGCTAAATCTTTTTGAGGGTCAGTACAATATAAATAAGAAGTTCCATTTGGAGTAGTAACTGTTGCACTACTTCCATCTAAATTAAAAGCTTGTATAGTTGCCGAACTATTTGTTGCAGTAATAATTATTATGTATTGATTAGAATCATCACGATTAACAACGTGAATAGCTGCATTACTTACTGCTGAGTTTACAATCTTTGCTATATGCTCTGTGGCTTGTCTTTTTAAAAGACCATCTATAACTGATGAAAAGCCATTAATTTGACTTTCGCCCTGCGTTACTTGTCGTAATGTTGACGGTTGTTGACTAACCCCATTAAGTAAATTGGGTAGTCCTGTACTAACGAGGGGCATATTATTATTACCTTATGGCTCTGCGAGGAGCACCACGAACTATTATTTTTGATATATCGTAGTTATCCAATAGCATTTGTCTGTTTTCTGTTTGTGCTTCGCATTGTTCAAAATAAATTAAAGCTTCTGTTTCATCTTTCTCGGTAAATCCTCCTAAAGTTTCTGAACCCATAAACCTTGCTTGGAATCTTCTAGTAGATTTTACTGTGATGTATCTTTTAACGTGTTCAGGTAAATCTGCAAAATCAAAAAGTAAAACCATATCTACATAATAAGTACCTGAAAAATCTGTATAAGAGAATTTTGTTCGGTCATATAACCTTGAACCTCTTTGAACAACATCTACGTCTGCACTTGTACCACTTGTATCAATCTTTACACAATTAGTAGGAACAGTTAATTCTCCATCAGTATTCGGAGTAAGCACATATTCTAATTCAGTATTACAATGTAATCCTTGGGATTGTATTGCCCTTGATGTTTCGTCTAAAATTGATTTAGCAATAGACACATCAACTAAAGAAGCATCATCCAAAGAAGATACAGGAGATTCCCCAATAGAAGACAGCATAATGTTTACAGCTTCTAATTCTGTGGTTGGTGTAGTAGCCATTTTTATTCCTGTAAAAAAAAGCGAAAGCCCTGTTAAGGACTCTCGCTATATTGTAGTTAAGCAGTTTGAATTTGAACTGCGGCTTCTGGACGTAGTGCACCATGACCCATTGCATATTTAGCAACCATTAGTGTACCTTGTCTTCGTATGTCATATTCAGACTCAACAGCTAAATCCATTAATTTAACTGTACCTACAGCAGAAGTATGAGCAATAATAGCAACTGTATTAGATGCGTTTATTACTTGTGCTCCACCTGCTCCACCTGCATCAACTCCAGTACCAGTAATATTGGCAGTCGGCAAGTGTGGTGTCTTAATAAGATTAATTCCTGCTAATTGAGGAACAGTACCTTCGGCAATAGAACCTTTACCACTAAAATCAACATTAATAGCATTGGTAGCATTTGCTAACAAGTAATACTGTTCAGGTTTTAGATAGCAGTAACGTCCTTCTGATGGAACATAACCATCATCTAGTGCTTCAGCGGCGTCAAAGATTGAGCCAATCAATGAAGAAGCAGATGTATTAGCATCAGCATCTGTAATAATTGTACCCGCTTCGTAGCCTGAATCGCCTACGTTGGCAGAACCTGCCGCGGCTTGTAGCATAGTTTGAAGAACGTGCTTGTCCATTTGGAAAGCAAGTGCTCTACCCATTTCAGAGGAATAAACAGAACGCACATCATAATGATTTTTGGCTTCCTGAATATTTGCAATGAAGTGGTGAGAGATAAGAAGGTCATTAATAGTAATAACTTTCTCATTATGATTCAAGGCAGTTCCGACAATTTCGTTTCCTGCAGTATGGTATGAAGCAGAACTTCTTCCCATTACTGGAAATTGAGCAGACTTACCTGAAGCAATAGTACGAATCATATGCTTATCAGCAGTCACAGTAGCTTGTTCAAAACTTTGTAGAACTTCGCCACTAAAGACTTTTAGAAATAAGGCATCTGCCGTACCCGCATTATTGACTTTACCTAAGTCAGTAATCGTAGCATTAGACATGATAGTCTCCTTCTTTAAATAAAAAGTTGGTTAAAATTAAACGTCCAACATTTCTACCTCTACAGGAGTGTCCTCGCAAGGGTCTAGTTTGGTTTCGTGTTTGACTTACAAGCATCCTTACTAGGATGACTAAGTTAATGAACTCCTTCCAAGTTTCTTTTCAACCTGTGCTCTGTAAGCTGGGTCTTTAGAATACTTAGAATCTTTCATATCAGCAGTAACTTGTGCCCAACTATCATATTTGTCCACAGACTCTGAGGGTCTCCCCCCAACTAAGTTTGGCTCTGTTCCTACTGTTGACTTATAACGAGAATTTAAAGCATCAACAGCTAATTTAGCTTGTTCTACATTACCTGAATTAACTGCCCCGTTAAAAGCATCTTTTTGGTCTTGGGTCATATTATCGGCAGCCCAATCCGTCATCTGTTTGTAGTTTTCTTCACCACCCACAGAACTAAAAATATCATTTTTCACATTATTAGCTAGTGATTGTTGCCCATCAATGTAAGCATCCACAATATTTTTAGGTATTCCTTTTGATTCAAGAAGACCATAAGTTTCTTCAGAAAGTTCACCTTTCTCATTATACTCATTACTCATAGATTCAAAATCTAACCCTACACTTTCAACAGCTTCTTTAGCATCTTCTGTTGTAGCATCCTTAACTTCTAGGTTTGTTTCTGTATCTTCTTGAGGTGTTTCTTCTTGTCTTGATTTAGTAAATTGTTTTTCTAATTCTCCATAGGCTTTAGCCATATCTTCAGGAGATTTAAATTTTTCAGGTAACCATTCAGGTCTTCCCTCGGTTTTAACTTCTTCTTGAGGGGCTTCACTTCCTGTAATATTACCTTCCATTTGGACAGTTTCTGTGCTCATAAGGGTGAATTACCTTTCCTAATTAAATTACCTTTTTTATTAATGTAGGTAACCCCTGGCTCTGCTTTGTCTTTTCCCTGCCATTCAGGATATTCCGTCTTCTTTGGGGTTTCCTTCTTTGGTTCTAGTTTATTTAGACTTTTCTCTGTCATTAACTTTCCTCTGTTGGTTGTTGTTCTAGTTGTTGTTGCACTCTCTCGGGTGCTCCTTTAGCCATTTCTCTAGCCACTCCTGGAGCCGAGTCTTGCATTGTGTCCATCATCTGTTGTTGTTGCATAGCTTCTTGTTGCTGTTGCATCTCCATTTGTAATTGTTCTGGAGTCTTAACTAATCCGATAGTATCAATGCCATGTCCTGTAGCTAATCTTGCTACAAGGTCATTAAAGTTGAGCATTTGAATCGTTTGTGGATTTGCTTGTGCAAGTTGAACCAAATCCTGAACAAATGTTCTTAACTTATTCAAGTCATTACCTCTACCCAAAGCTTCTACCCCAGTAACAATTACAGGTGTAACTGTTCCTTTAGGTAATTTAGGTATCTTTTTACTTGCTGACATTCTATCCATTAGAATATTAACAATAGGTAATTGCATTTCTTGAGACAAAATGGAATAAACACCTCCAAGAGCAGACTCAAGTTCTTGTGCCATAAATCTTATTTCTTCGGCTGTTACTCTTTCTGCTTGTCTCTGAATTGCTGTATTGAGAAGAAAAGCATAAGCTAATCTTTCTTCAATTCTTGTTGTTGTCTCTAGGACAACTCTCATATCTCTGTCTTTTTCAGTTTGTAAAACCTTAACATCGTCAGGCTGACCTATAATAACTGCACCATTTTTTGCTTGTGTTAAGTCTCGTCTTTTAACGGATGCGTTAGGTCTAACCAAAAATACTAATTTAGATGAAGCTGCCGCGGCCGAAACAATAGCTTCCATTAAACCTTCTAAAGATTTAAGGTCACCTAAATATTCTTCCACATAAGAACGTCCATAATGTTCCCCGTCAAGATGCACCATTCTTAGTGCTCTCCAAGGCATAAGACCTTTCTTATAAGTTCCTTCAGATTCAGGAACTAATTTTCCATCTACTTCTTGATATATATAATATTCTTCTTCATTAATTCTTGAAACTTTTGTATAAATCTTTATATCTTTTTCAGAAGTGTAATCAATTCCTTCTATATTTTCAGGTAATACTCTAGGAGAAATAGTTTCTTCTACAATAATTTCAAGAAGTTCACCATTAGGGTCTCGTTTACAGACATAACTACTTAGTGGAAAAACTCTTATTCCACCTTTCTTTGGCATATGTAATAACACATTACCTGAAATAATAAGATGTTTTAATGCTTCAAAGACATGAACTCTCATGGCAGTATTTTCTATTTCTGACATGACTTCTCGTTCTACACCAGCAAGTCCTTGTTCTATTTGTGCTCTTAATTGTCCATCAGCATCCAATTCCATTTTGGTTTTAGTGTCCATAGACAGACGGAAAAATGGGGAATTAGGTGGAAACAATAATAACAATAACTTACTTGCTAAATTATTTACACCTCTAGCCCCTACACTTTGAAAAGGTTGGTATAAATCTGTAGCCGAACTAAATCCCTCGGGGGGTACTAGAGAAGGTATTGTTAATTCCGAACATTCTCTTGCTCTGTCTAGGTATATCTCTCTATCACTAGTGAGTTTATGATACCTTTGTGAGCATGAAATGTTATCTAGCATTAGCTTATCCTACGTTTAATCCTGCTGAAGAACTTGAACCAATTCCCAAGTCTGTTCGTAATGATGCCTTTCCTTTAGATTTCTTCTTAGTAGTTTTAGAAACCTGATGTGGAGTTGAATCATAAATCTCTTGTTTAGTTGGCTCTTTTACCTCTGGTGGTGGTGGAGGTGCAGGAGGGGCTTTACTTCTTGGTAAACACATTATACTTCCTCGTCTTGATTATTTTCCCTATCCTTTAATTCTTGAAGCCAATTAACTACTGACCTCTGTCCACCTTTAAACCATATCTCCTCTTGGGACATACCTAATTTGGCAGATTGTTCAGGGAATACTTTATTTAATTTTTCTAATAATTGACTACCTGTGTATGGAAATAAGTCTTCTTCTTCGTGATTTATAGCCATAGGTAGTCCTCTTTATGAGTGGATATTATGCACATTCTTTTTGTCCTGTAGTTGGGTCTATAAAACAAGCTTCGGCTTTTGGCTTTTCTTCTTTGACTTCGTTTAAAATTCCATACCGTTTTCCCGATGCCCTAAAAGTAGTAATACCCTTACATCCTAACTCCCATGCTTGAGAATAAAGTTCTTTAAATTCATCGTAAGTAACATCATCTCCTACATTACAAGTTTTACTCACAGCACTATCAATATATTTAGATGTTAAAGCCAAGACTTGTAAATGGTCTAGTGCAGATATTTCATTTGCAGTTCTTCCCTTTATCCCTTGAGTATAAGCATAATCTTCTACTCTTTGGACATCATGTCCATCAAACTTCTGTATAGTCCTATCATAAAATAAACTGTACGGAGGTTCTATTCCACTTGAAACATTATCAGCAGTTAAAGAAATAGTTCCAGTTGGGGCTATAGATGTAAGATGTGAATTTCTAATTCCTTGCTTTTTAATTTTTTCTAAAACCCAATCAGGCAATGTTTTAATAAAGTTACCTTGTAAATATTGGTATTCATCATACAAAGGAAAAGAACCTTTTTCTTTTGCTAAATCAGAACTTGTAGAATAACAATGGTCTCTTAATGTTACTAATACTTTTTCAGTAAACTGATTAAACCTTTCAGTAGCATAAGGATACCCACACATTTCAGCGGCATTAGCTAACCCTGTTATACCTAATCCCATTCTTCTTTTATTAATTGCTTCAGTTTCTTGAGCCTTTAATGGATAAATCGTTCTATCTATAACATTGTCCATTGCTCTTACAACAGTATTTATGTCACCTGTAAACAAACCAAAATCAAATTTATTATCAGTAACATATTTAACTAAATTAAAAGAACCTAGAAGACAAGCACCATAAGGGGGTAAAGGTTGTTCTCCACAAGGATTGGTAGCTTCAATCTTTTCACAATAATGTAAATTGTTCATCTTGTTTATTGTGTCAATAAATAAAACTCCTGGCTCTGCCCAATCCCAAGTGCTTCTCATAATCATATCCCATAAAGCAACAGGGTCTACTTCATTGTAAACTTTACCTTCGTACTGTAATGGGAAAGGTTTCTTTGTTTTTAAACAATTCATAAATTTATCTGTAACACCAACAGAAACATTAAATCCTGTTAATGAAGTTGAATCATGTTTTGCTGTAATAAACTGTTCAATATCAGGATGGTCTATTCTAAGAACTCCCATCTGTGCTCCACGTCTGTGCCCACTAGATGCAATGGTCTGACAAATAGCATCAAAGATTCCCATAAAAGAAACAGCACCACTAGCTTTTGAATCTAAAGATTTAATTCTGTCCCCTCTAGGTCTAAGTCTACTAAAGTCATAACCAATGCCACCACCTCTCCTCATGGTTTCGGCAGCTTCTTTTGCTCTACCCATAATAGAATCCATAGAATCTTCTATTGCTCCTGAAACAAAACAATTAAATGCTGTAGTTTGTCTTGCGGCACCCATAGCATTTTGCACACGACCTGCAGGTAAAAATCTCATCCATCTTAATGTGTCTTTAAATTCTTCAAAATGAACAGGAGAATCTTTTAATGCTCCTGAAATTCTTACAATTTTAGAATAAAAATCTTCTCCCGTTTGTCTGTATTTCTGTGTATCTATTTCTTCTGATATTGGTAACTTCATTCCATAATGTGCATTTGGTATCATCCCTATTCCTTTCCTGTTTTGTTAATTAAAAAATCTATATATTGTCTCGCCTTCTTTAAATCTGTGACACCATTTTTCATCTCCCATCGCATCACATATTTAATTATATTGCCCTCACAAAAACCTAAATCATTTTTCATAATGAAATCTATAGGTTGTATTTTCCAACAATTATAATGTTGGGGGTCAGTATCCTCTGTAGCTTCTACGTCTGATGGTATTTCTTCATTCACTTAGGACTCCATTCTTTAGGTAAATTAAATTCAAAATTATAATCTTCAAACCTTAATATTCTTGCTACCCTTGCTTGAACTAAAGCATCTTCTTTTGTATGCCCAACTTTCTCATAAGCATTAAGAACACTTTCCCAAGTAGGTGTTTCAAGAATAGTAGTGGCTTTTTTCTCTCCGACTCCACGCAACCCTGAATAACCATCAGTAGTATCGCCAGTCAATGTTTGAAATAAATGATTGTAGTTTGCTTCCTCCTCTGTAATTTTTAAAAGTTCCCCACTTCGCCAAAGCAAACCGGGAATTGTTTTCATGTCTTTATCTTCAGACACAATAATCTTTTCACCTTTAATAAAGGTATCACCTGATGTAGCTAAAATTCCTAACACATCGTCAGCTTCTAATCCCTCCCATTCTTCTGTTTCATAATTCTTTTCAATCCATGACTTTAATGCCTTATAACAAACAGGTTTTCTTTTATCTTTTCTATTGGATTTATAAGAGGGCAGAATGTCTTTTCTAAAATTATTCTTATGTGAAAAACAAAACACCATTTCATCTGTAGCAGTTTGTTCTTTTAGTAAATCTAAATACTGTAGAATTAATTGTTTAGCTTCTTTAGCATCAGCCCAAAGAGACCATATGTCATCACCCCAATCTACTT